ACTTATCCTAGTCACACAGACAGCCAAGACCCAGCAAACACTGAGTCTGACGTTGTTTATAACGTACACTGGAGACTAACTGCTGAAGATGATGCTAATCAGGATGCTGATGGCAACAACTGGACTGCTTCAGTCTATGGAACTCAATCTGTAAACGTAGATGACTTGTCAAGCTTTATAGCTTGGGCAGACTTAACAAGCTCTGACGTTCAAGGTTGGGTAGAAACAGCATTAACTGCTGATACTGTTACAGCTATGAAAGCTAAATTAGATGCAGAAATAGCTGAAAAAGTAACACCTACAACTGAAACTAAAAGATTAAGTTTATAACATGGCTCTGTTGCCCGTCACACCGCCCGCTGGCATAGTCAAAAATGGTACTGATTATGCTAACAAAGGTCGTTGGGTTGACGGGAATCTAATACGCTTTGAAAATGGTTTTCTCAAACCTATTGGCGGTTGGTCAAAACTTATAGCAACAGCCTTAGACGGCGAGCCTATTGGTATGTATGCCTATGCAGACAATACAGGCGAATCTATTTTAGCTATAGGAACAAGACAAAAAGTATATGTTTTATATAAAAACTCCGTAATAAATATAACACCATCTGGTTTTGTAAATGATGCTGCAAATGACCCACTTGGTTATGGAGCATATCATTGGGGCGTTGAAGATTATGGCGATGCTCGTTCACAATCAGGCTTACCACTAGCATCTGGTCATTTTTCTTTTGACAACTGGGGTGAAGATTTAATATTTTGTTTTTCTGGTGATGGCAAAATTTACAAATGGAGGCCAAATTCAGGCGGTACAGCAGATACTATAGGAACAGTTGTAACAAACGCACCTACTGGTTGTCAGGCTATTGTAGTCACTAACGAAAGGCACTTGGTAGCTATAGGATCGGGTGGAGATCCAAGAAAAATATCATGGTCTGACAGAGAAGATCGTAATACTTGGACATCAAGCCCCACTAATACAGCTGGAGACTTACAGATACCTACAGGCGGTAGAGCCTTGCTAGGTGTAAAATATCAAAATGATGTAATAATATTTAGTGATACTGGAATAAACAGAATGTACTATACAGGATCACCATTTGTTTATGGTATTGCAACAGCAGGCTCAAATTGTAAAGCAGTCAGCAGAAGATCAGTTGTTGCCACAGGTAACTTTTTATCGTGGATGGGCGAAAACTCATTCTTTATTTATGATGGTGCAGTAAGAGAAATACAATGTGACGTGCATGATTTTGTTTATGACAATCTTAATGTGCCAGGAAGAGCAGCTTGTTGGGGTGGACACAACTCAAACTTTAACGAATTGTGGTGGGGATTTCCAGTTGGTGACGGAGTATATTTACCAAACAAATATGTCATTTGGAACTACAGAGAAAATACATGGGCCATAGGAACTCTAGATAGAGGATGTTGGATAGATCAGGGTGTATTTGATTTTCCAATTGCTGGGGATTCAAGCGGTTTTATTTATCAACACGAATCTACTACATTAAATGCATCGCCAAACTTGGGAACAAGTGTTCCATTTTGCACAACTGGTCCTATAGAACTAGGTAACGGCGATAACTATGTTCAATGCAATCAAATAATACCAGACGAAGAGGCCAATACTTTGCCTGGTGTAACAATAAGTTTTAAAGGTAAGTTTACGCCACTTGGATCAGAAACAGATTTTGGTAGTTTTACCTTTGAAAATGATGGCTATACAGACGCTAGATTTACTGCAAGACAAGTGCAAATGACAGTAACAGGCGGTACAACACAAGATTTTCAAGTTGGCAACATAAGACTAAACTTGCGTAATAGGGGCAGAAGATAATGGATCTATCCTCACAACGACAGTATTTACAAAAAGCGATTAATGTAAAATTTTCTTTTGCTGCAACCACGCAACAAACAATATATACCGCACCAACTGGTGACGATTTTGATTTTGCCATTGTTAAAGATTTTATAGCTTGCGATCATGGTAATCAGCAAACAAATTTAGATGTTTCTATAACAGATACGAGTTCAAACGAATTTTTTATTTATAAAGAACACAATATAGCAGCACACGCTACAGAAGAATTAGTGCTTGGTGCTGGGATAATAATTCAACAAGGTGAAGTAATAAAAGCACAAGTAAATCATGCCAATATTGATTTGGTTTTAAGTATTGTAGAATATGCAAAAGGCGACTAATAAAGTAGTAAAACTAAAAACACAAGCAAAACAGCCTTGGGAACAAGAATGGGCCAGATGTAAGCCTTTCATTGAAAAAGCAGTAAAGTATCAAGATTCCTATACAATTGATGATATAGAAGATAAAATAAGATCAGGAATATTCCACTTATGGCCAGGCAAAAGGTCTGCTTATATAACAGAGTTTGTACTATATCCACAAGTAAAAGCGTTAAACCTTTTGTTTTGTGGTGGTAACTATAAAGAATTAGAACAAATGTTGCCGTCAATAGAAGCATTTGCAAAGGCGGCAGGTATAAAAAGACTTTATGGTGGCGGTAGAAAAGGATGGATTAGAAAAATAAAACATCTTGGATTTGAAACAGAATATTTAATTAGAAAAGACTTATGAGCAAAGGAAAAACCACAACAGTTCAGGAAGCTAGTTTACCAGCCTTCCAAGAAGCACAGTTTCAAGAATTATTTAGCAGAGCCAGAGGACTCTCACAACAGCCATTTATACCTTATACAGGCCCAATGGTCGCTGGATTCAATCCAGACCAACTGAGGCAGTTTCAGGCGACAAGAGGACTATTTGAATCTGGTATGGCGTTTGATCCTACGCAAGCCCTACAAGGACTAGCACAACAACAAAGACCCATGACAGGTCAAGTAGGATCATTACTTACTGCGCCGATAGAACAGTATCAATCGCCGTTTCAACAACAAGTAATAGAACAAGCGCTAGGCGATATACAAAGACAGGCAGATATAGCAAGAACTGGTGCGCAAGAGCGTGCGATTAGGGCGGGCGCGTTTGGTGGCTCACGATCTGCATTATTAGAATCAGAATCACAAAGACCATTTATAGAAGCACAGGCAAGAACAGCAGCAAACTTACGACAAGCTGGTTTCGAGCAAGCGCAGAGGGCGGCGGAGAGCGATATTGCAAGACAACAACAATTAGCCATGTTTGCCCCAGAACTAGAACTAAGAGCAAGACAGCAACAAGCTGGTTTGCTTGGTGGTTTACAAGGATCACAACTACAAAACCTTGGTTTGTTAAGTGGTATAGGCGCGCAACAGCAGGCGCTACAGCAAAGAGGTATAGATGCTGCAAGAGGCGAGTTCCAAAGAGCGCTAGGTTATGGACCGCAACAACTAAGTTTATTACAAGCTGGTATGGGAACACCTTTAGTAACAACGACACAAACAGGCAGACAAAGTACAGGTCTTGGCGATATATTGGGTGGCGTTACTGGTTTATTTGGATCTTTGGCTTTGGGTGGTATAAATCCGTTTGGTTTTTTAGGAAGATAGCATGAGTTTTGGCAGACCACAAACACCTCTTACACCAGAGCAGTTGCAAAGACAACAAAGAGTAGGGTTAGGACTTGCTGCATTATCAGATGTTTTTAGCAGAAGAGATCCGATAGCCAATACATTACAAAGGCAAGCATTTTTACAAGAAAGCCAACAACAAGCCCTACAAACACAACAACAAGTACAAAGATTGCAAAATGCAGGTTTTTCAGAACCAGAAATAAATCTTTTTTTAGCTGGCGTACCGCCTAAAGATATTCTTGGTTTAAGAGAAACAACGCCAACTGTATCAGGTGAACAAATTATAGAAGATGTAGAAAAAAATGTTGAACAAACAATAGAGGAAACAAATGTTTTAGATACTTTTGCAGATTTAGACCAAGCGTTTGGTCCAATAGACGCTGCACAAGAGGGCGCGAGTAGATTAACAAGGGTTTTGGGTTTTGATGTTGACCCGAAAACAGGCGCAGCTGTAAGGGCAAGAAACAGTTTAAACACAGAAATTTTAGCTAATTTAGCAGCTGATTTTACAGGTAGGCCAAATATGTTGATATATGAAAATATAAGAGGCAATTTACCTATGACTGCTGCAACATCAGAAAATGATGCAAAAGAAAAATATATTAATATAAAAGATCAAGTTGATGCTAGAATTAATAATCTAAAACAAGGTCTTAAATCAACAACTGTAAGTGACAGCGATAAAGAAAAATATAGAGAAGAACTAAACAAGAGCATCTTACTTTCACAAAAACTTGATTCAGCAATATTATCATTATCTGGTAAGCCAAAAGATATTTTAGAGCCTGACAATGTAGATTTTGGTATGTCAGGCAAATATACAGGCTTATATACCAATGAGTGAAAAATATAAAGAACTCAAAAATATTGAGAACAAGCAACAGGTTTTTAATCAAATAAAATCTGACGGATATGCTGCCTTACAAGCTGGTAAGATTGATTCTAAAACTTACTATGCTAAAACAAGAGATATTGGCATAGAACTTGGCCTTATTGACCCAAATGATTATCCTGGTAGATTACCTCCATTTGCAGAATCTTTTTTAGAGGTTGTTGGTGGTGTTGGCGGGGCAATAGCTGGTGGTATAGCTGGAATACCAGCGGGTCCAGTAGGAATCATTGGTGGCGCTTCAGCAGGCGCTGGAATAGGTGCAGCTGGTATGTCTTTAGCAGCAGACTTTTTAGGTGATATTTTAGCACCAGACATGCCGTCTCCAACTGCAAGAGAAAGGGTAAGAGACGCAGCAGTTACAGGTGCAGTAGATAGTGCTATTACACTTGCTACACCTATAGCTGGTAGGGCTTTAAAACCAGCAGTAGATAAAATTGTAGATAGCGCATTAAAAGCAAAGCAAAAAATTGTAAAACAAACCCCTGATGCCGCTAATAGAATTAACTTTTTAGAAAAAACATTAGGTCTAACTGATGAGGCAGCCCAAGAGGCAAAAAAATTAGCAGATGAAGGTGTACCACTTTCCCTAGGTCAAGCAAGTTCTTCTCCATTTGTAAGAGGTATATACAACTTATCTAGTCGTATGCCGCTCGCTGGCGCGCCAGGTCAAAAACAATTAGCTAAAACATTTGAAGCGGTTGACGAGGCATTAAACAAAAGAATATCGCCTGTTGCTAAAATTAAACCATTAACAGAGGTTGAAAGATCAAAACTAATACAAGAATTTGGTATGAAATCTTTTGACAGCTGGCGTAACTCTTATAAATCAGTTTACAAAAAAGCAGAACAACTTAACAAACAAAAAGGTAATTATTTTTCACTAAGAAACATAGCTTTAGTTGGCAACAGGGCTTTGCCAGGTAGTGAGTTTGCAAAGTTACCTAATGATGTTATTGAATTAGTGCAAAAAATAAATATAGAATCTGGAACAAGAATTAATTTTAAAGACATAAAAGCGCTTGATGAAAGACTTTCTACTTTGTCAAAAAAATATGATCCTGTAAATGAATTAGGCGACAAAACTGCTTATAGAGTCATAACAGCTATGCAAAAACAACTAAAAAAACAAATGAGAGATCCAAGAGATCCAGCTGGTAGGTTAATGGCTGCTGGCGATAGATTATTTAAAGAATATATGAGTGTGGTAGAGGGTAAAACAGGTAAAGAGTTCCAAAAGGTATTAGGTAGAGGCGCTTTAAGACCTGGTGTAGGTAAACCGCCATCACAAAGATTGGAAGATTTATATCAAAACACTTTTGGTAGTGTCAAATCGCCTGAAGCAGTAAAAGAATTAAGAATTTTGGTTGGCAAAGATAGAGTAAATTTATTGGCTGCTAATTACTTAGACGATGTATTTACAAAATATCTTCGTGGTGACAAAAGAGACTTTGGCAAACTATATGATGAATTAGGATTTAGCAATCTAAAAAGCAAAAACTTTTTAGCAACAAAAGAGTTGTTAAAAGATTATCAATATACAACAGCAGATGATTTATTTGATTTTCTAAATATATTAAAAGAGTTTCCTGAAGTATTACCAGATGTTAATACGTTTATTTTAAGGTCTGGATTGCTAAGATCAGCACAAAATTTAGGTCCTACTGCTTTGATTGGTACAACAGGTATATCTGCTGGTGGTGGCGCTGGTGCTTTCGTTGGTTTTGGTTTATTGAGATTTTTAAACGCGTTTTTAGCAAGACCATTTAATAAAAATTTACTTAAAGATAGCGCAAAAGGTGCAAAATCAAAACAACAAGAATTTATACAAAGATTTAAAAACTCAATACCTAACTTGCCAGATGTTCCTGTAAGTGCGGTTGCTGTTCAGCCAGTTGTTCCTAGCGTAGTTGAGCAAGTGCAAAACCAAACTAATCAATAGTTACTTCAATATTATACTTGCCTATATCTTCGCCTTCTTGATCCACGCCGTAAACCATTTCTAATTCAAGATCAATAAAATGTTTGGCCTTCATAAGGTCTTTTATTCTATCTTCTTTACCACCTTTGTTTCTAGTTATGTATTTAAGTGTACTGCCTAAATTATAACTAAGTTTATTGGCATATATATATTCTATTGGCTGTATGGTATGCTGTTTATAATGATCGCCGTCAACTTGGTTGTTGGTTGCCAATCTATCTATTGATTGATCCCACTCATCAATATTATTTTTTTTCATATTTTTTCTCCACTTTAAGTAATATTATGCTATATTAACACTTATATATAAAAAAAGGGAAAATTATGGAAATATTTGAATCTGATGACAAAATTACTTTTGACATTTCCAAGACTATAGACGCAAACGAACTAGCTGAGCGCTGGGGCGTAACAAAAAAATCTATAGACAATAGACGACAAAGAGGACAAGGACCAAACTATTTTAAGATAGGTGGTAAGATAAGATATGATCTCAAAGATGTTGTCAGAATGGAACAAGAATCTTATAGATCCATAAATGGCTCACGCATTACTAAGTCCTAGTGCAGCAAAGATTTGGATGTCCTGTCCAGGGATGCCAAAACTTGCGCAACAAGTAGAATATAAGGTAGGCGTGCCAGCCGCAACGGGTACATTGATACACGAAATGGTAGAAACATTATTAAAAGGGAGATTACAGAATTTGACGCTTGAAGAATACTATCTTGGTAGTACACATCATGTTGAAGATTTTGATATTACAGTAGATCAAGACATGGTTGATTGTGCAAAAGTATATGTAGAATATATTGACAAGCGTATGCACGATCTTGATATAGCCAGACCACTCATTGAAGAAAAAGTAAATATGCCAGAGATACACAATGAGTTATGGGGTACAGCTGACGCTATATTGTTAAGTAAAAATCATTTAGAAATAGTTGATTTAAAATCTGGTAAATGGGCTGTAGAGCCTGACAATCCACAGCTACGCATCTATGCTTTAGGTGCATTATCTCGTTATGGTAACGAGGATACACAAGTTCAAATGACCATTGTGCAGCCAAGAGGTTGGCACAAAGACGGCCATATCCGATCATACTACATATCAGCCATAAACTTGGTTGAATGGGGCTATGAAACTTTAAAGCCAGCCGCAGAGGCATGTTTTGAAGAAATACCTACATATAATTATAGTGAAGCTGGCTGTCGCTGGTGTAATGCTAAGAGTATATGTAATACTTATAACTCAAAAAAAAGGGAGAATGTAAATGTCTAAAAAAGATAATACACAACAAGATGTGCCAGAAGCACCAAAAAACACAATACAATTTGGGGACGGCCCTGAGTATGTTGTTGATGAAATGCCTAACGAAGCAAAGGTTTTGTTTGCTCGTTGGCAAGAAAAAAAACAAGCGTTAGCTATGGTTGACAATAACAGGGATGATCTAATGATTATTCTTGCACAATATGAAGTGCGAATGAAAACTATATTAGAAGCTGACAAAAAAGAGGAATCTAATGTCGTTAGCTAATATAAGAACAAAAGCACAATTAAAACCACCTATCATTACTTTGTATGGTCCTGGTGGTATTGGTAAAACATCTTTTGGCGCGTCAATGAACAAACCTATCATTGTGCAGACAGAAGATGGTATTGGTAAAATAGAATGTCCTCACTTTCCTGTAGCACAAAGCTATGAAGAGTTTGAAGGCAATCTTAAATCTTTGATAGAAGAGAAAAGCGAATACAAAACTGTCGTTATAGATAGTTTAGATTGGCTTGAAACTTTATTACAAGAGCATGTATGCCAAGAGAATGGTTGGCCAGAGATAAGCAGTCCCGCTTATGGTAAAGGCTACGCTGTTGCTTTGGAAACCTGGAAGGATTACCTCGGTTTAATAAATCAGTTGCGTAAGAAGGGTTTTACGATCTTACAAATAGCGCACAACGAGATACGAAGATATGAAGATCCAAGTAACGAACCGCATGATCGCCACCAAATAAAACTTCACAGAAAAGCAGCTGATCTAGTAATAGAACACAGCGATTGTGTGTTGTTTGCTAATTACAAGATTGGAACTATCCAAGTCAAAGGTAAGGGTGGCAACATGACTACCAAAATGAAACAAGGCGACAGAACAATATTCACTGAAGCTGGTCCTGGTTTTCAAGCAAAGAATAGATTTTCACTTGATCCAGAAATGCCTTTTGAATGGAAAACTATTAGAGAGGCTATGATTAAATGAGATATGCGCCTTTTTACATAAAGTTGCACCAAGCACTAGAACCTAAAGACAACGGGAAATCAGACACTTATAACGAACACGATATAGGTAATGAAGAACAATATGAAGAAGGTCATTGTAAATATTGCGGTGCAGAGAAGGACGATTGTCCTGGATATAAATGTTGGATATAAATAAGGAGAAAAGAAATGGATCTAACTAATTATGATGTTAATACTGAAAGCAGGTCAAGTGTTGAGCCTGGCAGACATATTTTAAACTGGGTTGGCGAAGATGAAGATTTGATTGAAGGTAAAAATGGTTGGCGTGGTTGCAAAATGTATTTCGAAGTTGACGGACATGGTATGAAAATAAGTCATACATTTACAGTCGCCCATGATAAACCAGAGGTTGTTGATAGGGGTATCAAATCTTTATTACTACTAGCGCAAGCTATGGGACTTAAAGAGCCACCAAAAGATACATCTGTTGCCTTTATGAACAAAAGCGTTGAAGCTGAAATCATTAAAGGTGCTGACGGGTATTTAGAAATCAATGATGACTTTGGTAAGACTTGGCAAGCCGTATCAAAAACAAAAGATGATACTGCTGATATACAAGTATCGCCAAGTCAAAAGGATTTAGACGCGGTAGGATCAAGCCCGTCTGATGATGACGACATTCCGTTTTGATAACAACAAAAGGCCAACGCTGTGTGCTTACTGCAAAGCACCAGCTGGCCCATTTTTATACAAAGACAATGAATATTGGCTTGGAGCGTGCAGTATGGAACATTTAAAGTTAATTGGTAAGGGTGAGAGATTGCCAAACAAAGCACAACTAAATGATCTTGGTATTGAATATGCTATTGCACAAACAAAAGAAACTTATACGAGTTTAACAAAGAGTGAGAAACATAAACCATTACATGAATGGCAAAGAGAAAATAGAAAAAAAGTTTTTACATCCATTGTTAGACATTACTTAAATTGGGCTAACAAACAAGCCCAGTTAGATGACGAGAGAGCCGCGAATGGATCTAACAAAATACTTCAAGAAGAAAGTAATACTAAATGATTTAGGATTTAGCAAAGGCAAAAATACAAATGATTTAGTTTCCGAAATGCAATCGCATGGGTTGTGCGTTGACTATTTAGAAATAACTGGCGAGATCGTGCGCGTGCCTGTCAAAGCAAACGGCACAAAACCAGATACGGGTGGCCAGAAGTCTGGTTATTATGTTGTAAACCAATTAGGCGATCACTACTTTGCAACTTTTGGCAACTGGCGTAATGGGTTTGAAGGTAAATGGAGTTCTATTGATACCAATACTCTGCCCGCAGTAGATAGACAAGCATTACACGAACAAATGCAAGAAACTACGCGTAAAGCTAACGAGCAAAGGAAACTGCGACAAGATGAAGTGGCTATTGAGGTAAAGCAAAGATTTGATATATGTAAAAGCGTTAGCAAGCATGAGTATCTCACAAATAAAAAAGTTAAAAGTTATGGGTTGAAACAACTAAATGGAAACTTGGTTGTTCCTGTTTATTCTACATCAGGCAACTTACGATCTCTACAGTATATTGATAAAAAAGGCAGAAAAAAGTTTGTTACCGCGTCAGAAATCAAAGGTAATGTATTTTTAATTGGTACGACATTCAAAGATTTACCAAAATGTGAAAAATTAGTTTTAGCAGAGGGTTACTCAACATCTGCAACAATCCATGAGGCTACAAATTTGCCTGTAGCTTGCGTATTTAGTGCAAACTTCTTGTTTGATGCGGCCACTAAATTGAGAAGTATAGCTACAGGCACTCGTTTTATTCTAGCATTAGACCATGATGAAAGTGGGGTTGGAGATAAAAAGGCCCAAGAATGTGCTACGGCCATAAGTAATTGTGCCGTGCGTTTGCCTAGTGAGGTTGGCGATTACAATGATTTGTATTTAAAACATGGTTTGGAGCGCGTGAGTAATGAAATCATAGATCATAAACTTGGTATCAAACGTTATGCCATAAGAAACTTAGTTGACAAGCCTGAACCAGTATCTTGGTTAGTAGATTCTTTTATTCCACTTGGTAAACCAGGCATTTTGGCGGCCGTGGGGGGCGTGGGTAAATCATTAAGTGTCATACAGTTGGCATTGACAATATGCAACGGCGGGCGCTGGTGGGGTAAAGACATTAAACAAAAAGGTAATACAGTTATTTTTTGTGCGGAAGATGATATGTCAGAGATCCATAGAAGGATAGATATGTTAGATCCAAAAGGTAAACGCTTTGATTCTGAGTATGAGGTTTATGTGTTTCCTGTTCCAGAACAAAAAGAACCAATGATATTGTTGCGTGAAGAGGGCGTGACACCAATAGCACAAGAACTGGTTGATGAACTGCAAGCCATACCAAACTTAAAGTTAGTATGCTTTGATCCGCTCCAGGCATTTACTACTGGTAATGTATCTAGTTCTAATGAAGTTGGTCAATTATGGGGTAGTTATTGCGCAAATATCAGCGCCAGATTGGGCGTGACAACGCTTACAGTTCATCATCTTAACAAAAGTGCGCTTTCTAACGACTCAGATGACGCTATGAGCCATAGAGCCGAGATAAGGGGCGCAAGTAGTATCACGGACAGCGTTAGGTGGGCTATCGCTATGTGGTTGGCGGATACTGAAACGTGCGAGCGCATTTGTGAGGAACAAGGTATTGAATTTGACAGAATGGCGGTGGTAAAAGCCAGTCTAGTAAAATCCAATACAGGTAATGTAGATTATAAGATTAAGACTTTGTTTAGAAAAAACGCGGTGTTAGAACTATTAGATGATCTACAAAAACCATTTAATTTGTATGATAAATTTTAGGCTACTATGGGCGATATTGGACATAACTATAGTAAGTTCTACCCATAACTATAGTAGAACTTGGACATAACTATAGGCGAACTTACTCATATATCCATATCATAGTCATATGATATAGGGAGCGGACGGCTGAAAGCCGTCACGCACCCAGAGAGAGAGAAGAAGTATGAAAAGATTTAATGCAGTTGATAAGGAACATTGGTGGATAACAGCGCGCGCGGAAGAGCAAGGCAAAGGCACGCTAGTTCCGATATCGCTAGCGCGAAAAGAAAATGATTTTTCGCGCGTGCGTAGTATTGTGTGGGCCTGGTTTAGGCGCGAGTGCGGAAGGACGGAGTTAAGCGTGGGCGCGAAGTTAATGTTGTGGGCTTTGTGCGAGCGCTGGCGATATGAAACTTGGTCCTCGCATGACGCGATAAGTTATTATGCGAAGATGACAGGGGTTAATAGAAAAACTGCGGGGCGTGGGGTAGGCGAGTTAATAGACGAAGAAATTATTTGGTGTGTGTTAGAGGGCGAGCAAAAGAGATTGCGAAGATCACAAGCGAAGGGTAGGAAACATTTTTTATTGGTTGGTTTAATTGACCTGGTGCGCGAGTAGGCGGAAAGGCGTGCGGGCGAAGAGGTGCTAATTAGATATATATACACGGAGTTAATTAGCGCGCCCGCACTAAAACTATAAACTATCTCCGATCATTTACAATTAATATTATGGCCGTGAGCGATAAGACAATCGCGAAGGCTATGAATATGTCCCATAAGAAGTTAAGTATTGTCATGGTGGTCATACATTAATTCAACAGCTACTTTATTCAATGCTTGTCTGCGCGTTAAGTTTTCTTCTGACATTTGATAGTCTATTTCATCAATATTCTGTCCATTTACATAAATACCGAGAAAGCCTTTATCTTCATCCCAATATTCTACTGGCGCATTAGGACTAAATTGTTTTAGTTCTTCTATTAGTTCTTTTACTGTTATCATTTTTCTTTTCTCCCTTTCTTTTGTTAAATATTAAATCAAAGTTCTTATTAAATTTATCTTTGTCGTGCGGTCTTGGTTGAGATCCCTTAGACATTAGCGCGCTCTAAAAATATACATTAATAAACTTAGTACATGATCTGACAAGTGCCTA